GTCTCGAACTTCACTGGAAAGCGATGGATCTGTCACCAGTGCTGAAAGTCGCTCTAATACAGTGATGTCGATCTCTGCATCAGTTTTCAGCGTTTTGAGATAGGCTTCCGCAATCTCTTCGGTGATATAGCACGCTTCGGTACGATCAAAGCGATCAGGCAGTTTTAGTCCGTATTTCAAGACATAATCTGCAAGGATCAATGCATATTCAAAGTCTTGAATATCAATCGCCCACACGAGAATCTCTGAAACAATGGCATCTTGCACCGCAGGCTTGGCGGTCAAAATGCCTTCGATATATGGCTTGTAGGCTGAAATCAATTGGCGCTTCAGCTCTACTTTGTTTTGAATGGATTGAACGCCTTTTAAGCGATTTTTGTCAGTATTTAGCTGTAATAACTGCTGTTCATAGACATTCAAATCACGCATTGAGCCATGCTCCGCTACGTGTGTAGCGGATTTTTCAGCTTGGCTCTTTTGGAAATGCTTACGTGCTGGGGTAGTCATGATTTACCTTATGCGTCTTGGAGTACGATGTTTTCAGCCATGCATGCCAAGCCGAGATCTTCGATGTAGTAATCTTCGTTTGAAGATTCGTAGTTTTCGATCTGATCACGTTTTGGATTGTCAATCACATGACGACGACGTGCACCTTCTTGAACATAGATCGACAGATTTTCATAAGTCGTAATCAAGATGGTGTTTTCAGGGAAAAACGGTACTGCATGGACAGGTAAGCCACCCATACGTTTTTGACTGATGATGATGTCGGCAGCCAACTTTTCGCTGTTTTCTTGGTCTTTGTTGACCAATGGGAAGTATTTGTC